CGTTTACCAAAAGATATATATGATCGCGTAGCTGATATTGCTAACGAGTGTGACATGAAGATGAGTGATGTTATTGCTCAATTAACGGAATTTGCTTTTAAGCACATTGAAGTTAAAGAGGAACAAATCCTAGTCAAGAAACTATATATTGGAGACTAAAAGATGGTAACAATTAATAAACTTGAAATTGAAAACGTCAAGCGGGTTAAAGCGGTCAAAATTGAACCTTCAGCAAAAGGCTTGACAATCGTCGGTGGTAACAATAACCAAGGGAAAACAAGCGTAT